CGTATCCTGCACGCCACTTATATCGCCTGTGAGGCCCGCTCCACTTCCGCTTGTCTGACCGGAGGATTTCTTTCCGGTTATAAGTTCTGTGAAGCTTTTAAAAGCATTTGCCAGAGTCGCCAATTTACCGAGTAGAATATTGATTACTTTCAGTACAGGCGTGAAAATATTAATCAGCCCCTGTCCGACTGTTGCCTTGAGAGACTGTAACTGCAACTGCATCACTCGCACCTGGTTCGCCCAGCTGTCTGAAGTACGAATGAAATCTCCAGATGCAGCCGATAACTGTTTCTGCACAAAAGCCAGACGGAGAGCAACTTTCTCCTGTTCTGTCATTTCAGATGTGGTTTTTCCGTAGCCGTTGGCAAGCGCGTACTGGTCAAGTGCGCTCTGTGTGAGGACCACGCCCAAATCTTTGAGTGTTTCCGTTTCGCCTGTAAACACTGATTTTAGCTTAATATAAGCCAAGTCCTGACTGATGTTATAGAATGATGCTACATCGCCAGTTAGCTGCGTCAGAGCTGTTGACATGTCGTAAGCCTGTGATTCTGAGAATCCGAACGACTTAGACATTGCTCCGAACGTGCCGACATACCTTTTTGCCATTGTTTCTGACAGTCCGGCTGAGGTCATAGCGTTCTTTGCAAATTCATTTACTTTGTCGGACATGGTGGTAAATGTAACATCGACCACATTTTGAACTTCTGCCAGATCAGAGCCGAGTTCCACGCACTCTTTCCCAAACTGTACCAATTTGCCGACAGCAAACGCTCCACCAATCAGCAGGCCGATTTTTTTTACAGCACTCCCAAGGCCGTTAAATGACTGTTTTATAGCTAATACGCCATTTTGGACACCGGTTGTATCCATCCTGGTATCAATAATGACTGAGCCATCAGCAGCCATGCGTTCACCTCCTAACTATTTGAGGTTCAACATCTCATTCAGCGCATCCTTATACGCTTGCTCCTCGTCGCTGAGACGTGTTTTTATGTCAATTGTGTTTTTATTTTCCTGATAGAATTTCTTTTCCCATTTATCCAGGCGTTCGCCCTTTGCCTTTTTAGAGCGGATTCCAACAACCGTGTTAAACAGACACTCGCCGGATTCCATGAAGTACCCGAAGAACGTCCACCAGTGCATATAAGGCACTGCTCTGATTTCTTTACCGGCAACCTTGTTTACCGCCGGAACGATCATATCTCCGTCTTGCTCCCAGTCCATTAAGCGAGGTTTTGGGTGGTTCGGATTATCGTCCGACTGTCCGCAGTCTATGAACTCCGATGCTTTCTGACAAGCTTCATCCAGACTCTCAGTCGGTATACTCTGCCAGTCCTCGAACAGAATCTGTAACATAACGACTGCTTTTGCCTGCTCATCCAGCTCTGGGTCGTTCATGGCTATGAGAATATCAATGATCGCTCGAAAATCTGTCCTGATAGAAAAATCCACCCCACTTATGTTGAGTGAGGTGGGAAGCTCATAGGCGGTCATTTTGTATACTTCTCTGTATACTTATTGACTGCTGCCTGCATTTTCTTTTTTCTCTTTTCAATCTCCGGCGCAATTGCTTCTGCGATTTTATCCAGAACGATATAAGCGAAAACCTGGCCATTTCTGAAAACAGTAGTTGCTGTGATTGGTTCTTTAAACAGGTCTTTTGATGCTTCATATCCGAGCAGATAGTTGATTTTGTCCTCAATCTGTTTATTCAGTTCTGCCATTTCTTTACCGGAAGCGACCTTCTGAATGGAATCTTTAAGCTGTTCGAAGTATTCTTCCATCTCCTCTGCACGTGCTACCACATTGATATCAGTCGGGTTCAGCTTGAAAGAAGAAAAGACTTCGTCTTCGTTGTTGGTAAATGTAAAAATGAGAATTCCATCATCAATTTTGGTGTTAATTATTTTTGCCATTTGGGGTGTCCTCCTTGTATATGTGCTTATTCGCTGTCGGCTGTGAATGCGCCGGAACTGATATCAAACTTTCCTTTTACACGTTCGCCGGTATAGTTGACGGTAAACGGAATCTGATAACCGGATGTATCGCCGCCGTAGGAGGTTGGAACAACGTAGCAATCCTGCTGATATGCTTCATACTTGCCTGCCGTAGCTTCTGTCCAGAGATGAACTTCAACTGCTTTTGTTTTGAGGTTGTCGTCTTTGAGACGTCCATCTACAATCTTCTGTAACGCTGTGAACAGATCAGAAGTGGTGTCTGCATAGAACGGATCAGCATCAGAAGAAACTTCGTAGCCGTTATGTTTGAATGTGGATTCTCCAAGAATGTTTTTAGATGTTTCAGTATCTGGATTGAGTTCGACATTGTACTCTTCCAGATCCTTTCCAAGACGCTCATATTTCGGTGTCAGTCCTCCGCAGAGGGAACCTGCATCGATATAATGAGCCATATATTTACGGTCAATCTTGCCTGTAACTGCCATAGAAATGTCCTTTCTGCCTATAATTTTTGAAAGGCTGTGTAGGTTAGCGACTATCTCCAATTGATAGCCGGTTGTTACTTGTTATATTACTTCATAAGTGTTTTCATAGCGTACCGATAACGGCAATAACCAATCCTGTACGCCATTCTCCTGCGGCTCTAAACCATAGGAGTTATCACGGGTGATACGTTTTATCACTCGCCCCTGCGAAAGCTCGGGAAACGCATTTAAGCGTGTCTCAGAGCCATTTATGACAACTGGTTCTCGGCATATCCATTTACCGAGACTATCCAGAAACTTCTGAACAGATAGCTTCTGCCGTTCTTTGTCGGATGCTGTTCGGTATACTACATAAAATGGGTACTGGCATACCTGATGCATCGTTCCGCAGACATCTTCTTTTTCTGAATAGATCAACGCCCCGTTGTCTGCCGAGAATGCAATTCCTGATTCCTTGCCAAGTTCCTCAAATTTGATTGTTTCATTTTCATACAGTCCCGGATACTGGTTCAGAAGTGCTTTCATGGCATCTGTTAGAATTTCATACCCGGTTGCATCTTTTCCGATAGGTTTATCTGCCATGTCTTCCACCTCCTGCCTGTGCTTTTACTTTACGAATCCATGTACTGCCGTATTGTCGTTTAGCGGCATCGAACCACTTTGCCTGTGCCTGTGGGTGAGCTTGTTTGGTGTATTCAAGATTTTCCTTTGCGGCTGTCCGACCAGAAAACTGACTAACGAGGACTTTCTTGGCATACTGCCGAGCGTAAGGACTTCCAGTCAGCTCATCCACCATCGTTTTCCCCATATAAAGGAATCTGCCATAAGGTTCTGCCGCCGCACAAACAAAGCCTGTGCCTTGCATAGAGGAGCTTCTTGCCCTTGTCTTATCAATAAAATCCCCTGAGATCATCGGCATAAACGGAACCATGCTGTCCATAACCATTCCATCAAGGAGATACTGGGCTTCTTGATACTGTCTGGAGAACCTGTCCATATTCAGCTTGATTTTCATATCTCCGTCAACTATGGAGAATCCTTTGAAATGATGAATCTTACTCATATTACTTACCCAGAATCTCAAAATGTGGAATCAGTGCATACGGTCCACCAACACTGGTAATTTTAAACACGTTATCCTTGTTCTCGTTCATGTACTGGTAGAATCCATTCCGATAATCGCTGTCAATTACCGTTCCACCAGTCCACTCACCCTCCCAGAAGAACGATTCGTCCGAGAACGTGATAGTGTCTTCCAGAGCGTTGTTAATCTGCCTTTTCCACTCTTTAGGCGGCACCCATGGAAGAATTTTACCATCCTTGTCAGCAATGGTTATATCGCCGTTCTGGACAGTGTATCGAACGTGTAACTGTGCGTTGTCAGTTGCGCCTGGCCCATACTTTTTGAGGATTGCTCCCTTGTCCGTAATCAGGTCAACGTCGGATAAAACATGAGGATACCAGTACGCATCTCCAGTTGTGGCACTTTCGTAATAGTTGAAAAGTGTAATTTTAGATGAATACATGATACCCTCTCCTTAATTATTCTTTCTGCGTTGTCTGCTTAATAACCTGATTCACACCAGTAGCTGACAATCCGTTAAACATACCGACTGCAACTGCCGTAATATAATCCGTTGCCGGGAAGTCTGGGATAACTCCCATTCCGACAGCTCCGAGAATTCCACCAATAACCGCCATGATCACCGGAATCCATTCATCAGAGATTCTTTTTGATGCTTTACAGCCCATTCCTACGATGTAGCAAATCATAACGATTGCTATACATGAGCCTAATGTTGAAATATCCATAATCATACCTCCAAATCAACTTTTTCCATAACTGCCCTTGCTTCCAGAACAGCAATATAATCCGTCATTGCTCTTATCTGCATATTGTAAGTGCTTCTCGGACAAGTAGGAGTAAATGGGAGTTCTCCTTTGTCCCACTTTTCAAGCATATTCGCAAGTTTCTTATATCGAATAACCGCCTGCATATACTCTGCCTTAAAGCGTTCCTTGTAATCTGCACTATTCATCATTTCAACGGTCTGTTTTAATTCCATCTTTTCTATCACACTCCTGCATACAATACTGGTATTCACATCAATTTAAGTTCATTGAATACTTTAAAAATTTTCGGTGACTGAATAGCAAACCAGTCAACCGTAGTTTCGTCATGTCCAAACTGTTCTGTATGTTGCCAATTGCACTGCAATCCGCTTTCTGACAGAAACGCATGAATAATTTCATGTCTCAACTGCTTTTTCTGCAAGGAATCAAAATTTCCAACGCTATTTGCGTTGTCTGTTCTGATAACAATTTCTTTTGATGTATTGTCTGTGTAGCCGTCAATATCTGCATTTTTAAGTTCTTTCGGAATAATTTTGTAAACCGTCCCGAGAACATTAATATTACATTCCTGCATATAAAATCGGTATCCCTTCATCCGTCATTACTCCCATCAGAAGCGGTAAAGCTGTCCTATAAAGTAAGTCGTTCGTTTTCTGTACATCTCCGGCGGCGGTATACACCGCACTCCATTCCTTTGCGCCCGATGCTTTCTGCTGAGGCGTTGCGTAAGAAATGGACTCACTGCCAGAGCTCACAGATGTTACAATGCCTGTCATGCTACCACCGGACCCGATTGCGGTTGATGTACCGCTCACAGCGGCATTAGTAGCATTCTTTTCAGCAAGTTCAATTTGATACATTTTTTCAGCCAGTGAACAGACCGCTTTTTTGATACGCTTCTGTGAGCGTTCATTTGTCGGCAGTCCGTCCACCAACCTGTCAAATGTCATTGTGTTCACAAATTCACTGGCTCTTTCTGCCAGCCGTGGAAAGTCGGTTTCTGGCACGACATTACCGAATGATTCTGTATAGAATTTATAATCTGCATAAGCCATGCCAGTTACCTCCTACATTTATGGTTTTGCTGCTACAGTCGCATGTCCTGCGCTCAGCGCCTTATAGGTACTGTCACATTCAACCACTGTGATTACCTGTCCTGTTGTTGCTGTAATGTCGGATTCACCATCCCACGCGCTCCAGTTCTTCACATTCTGTCCGTAGTCTACGGCAGTCTCAGAAGATGCGACCTTGTACTTATACACATTTCCTGCGCTCGCTTTTGCCGGAGTGATGGTCACTTTAGTATCTCCACTTTTACTTCCTGCTGTGGAGTTTACAGTCAGAGTTCCAAGCGTCTGAGTTGTGTTGATGGTTCCAACAGCAATAGCATCAATGTACTCTGCAAAGAGGGTAAGTCCCATGATTGCGAATGCTTCGGATACTGCTGTGTGATAGTTGCCCTGTGTGTGGAATCCGATCAGGTTTGTCTCACCAGATACGGTGTATACAAGACCTGCTCTTGCAAAGTCAGATTCATTCGGGTCAACATAGTACAGTACGATGTTCTCAACAGGGGTAGCGATAACTGTTCCTCTTGGAATTTCCTTTTCGGATAACAGGAAGATGGTGTTGAAGCCCATGAAATCTTTCATGTACTGGAATCCGAACTGATTCTGGATAGTGATCTCAGCTGCTCCGAGGTATTCATATACGTCCAGAATGTTGACAAATCCAACAACACCAGTCACATTTCTGCGCATCTGTTTGAATTTGTTCTCAACCCGACCCTTGGCCATTGCCAAAGCCATCTGGAAAGTAGTTTCTGTAAATGTGAGGGTACCTGTTTTCAGATAGTCGTAAAATCTTTCAGTAACATTGGTCTGAAGCTGGAAAAGGAATTCATCATCGGTCATCTGAACGGCGTTCTCATAACCGTGATCCTTGATTGCTTCGATAGATACAGCCTTTGCGTACTTCTCAATACTCATTTCTGCATAAGGCTTTTCCTTTACAGTGAATTTGCTGTAAGGGATTTCTTCACCCTCTTTAACATTTCCATCCTGCAATGTGCCTTCTGCGTATTTTGATTTAAGAACCGCTCCGGGTGTCTTTTTGATTGGACGCATGATACCAAGAATCTCGCGCAAGTGTTCCCAGTTTCTTTCGAATCTGGTTACAAAATCAATCTCACGTGCTGTGACCCGGATATCATTTGTCATAATAAGATTAGCTTTTGCTGCCATATAAAAAATCCTTTCTACCCATAACTATTAAGGTATTGGGTTAGCGGCTATACTCTGGCGTATAGTCGGTGTAAAAAATCACTGGAATAACTGGATATTCTGAGCAATTGCAGCCTGTCTCTCGGACGGGTCTTTGATCGCTTCGATTTCCTTCTTTGTCATGCTTCCCGGTGTCTGCTGCTGTCCAACATGAGTGGTAAATCTTGCCTGGTTCTGCTGAGCCTGCTGCTGAGATTCATCTACAAAAGCGGATGCGTCAGACTGCTTCATCTGTTCGATCAGGTCATTTAATCCAAGGATTTTACCATCTTTCAGCTTAAGACCTGCTTCTTTAATATCTGCCATGACTGATTTCTTTGCTGCTTCGCTGGAAAACTTAACATCGTCGAGTGCCGCTTTCAGAGCGTCTGAGAAATCACGGTCGTAGATTTTTGCATTAAACTCTTTCTCTGCATCTGCTGCCTTCTGTTTCCAAGTCTCTAACTCGCTTTTAACATTTGCCGGGTCGATACCGTCAAAACCTTTTAAGGTTTCTTCTGCTGTCTCAGCACGTTCTTTCCAGCCGTCTCTTTCTCCCTCAACTTTTGACAGAGTTTTCGCTACTTCCTTGGCATTCTTATAATGCTCAGAGAGTGCCTTTTTAACATCTGCCTGTTTGTCCTCCGGGATCTCGATTCCAAATGATTTTAATGTGTCAATAAGTTTCTGCATACATATCCTCCTGGTCGTGTTTATTGACCTGCCGCCGCAGGTATGGATTAAGCCAGTTAGACCACTGGCAAGGTAATCGAAAAGGGTGGACTCGAACCACCGACGTCAAGGACTATGCGTCCTCCGCTCTTCCACCTGAGCTACATTTCGTCAACCCGGATTCCCGGGTTAGCAAGGTGTTTAACGTGTCATGCCTGCCACGAGTTGTTCCGGGCGCCTGTCCGCCCATTTACCTTTTACAAGGAGGTGCGTACTGTCTATGCGAGCGAGCAAGTCATATAGACAGTAATGGCGCGTGTCGGAAATTGCATCCGCTTTTCAACCTCCAGATTCCGCTCGAACCTGTTTCTGTTAAGGACACGTGCCCAAGAAAGGAGGAATCAATGAAAAAAATGTCTATGTCAAGTGGCGTCAACCACTTACGAATCTTCCCTATGAATATATTTTACCACAAAGTATCCAAAAAGTTGTGGTACATGTTTTAGCTAATTAGAGCATATCCCGGAGTTTTTCCACGTATCTCTTGACAAGATCACGTTCTTCCCGACACTCCGCATCCTTGGACATGTCGCTCATTTCTGTTGTGAGTTCATCCAGGTGTTCTTCCAGAGCAGCAAGCATCTTCCTCTTGCAGTCCTCAGATTTGCCGGAACGATAGCTCTGTTTCTGTGTCATGTAGTCGTCATAAGCATCCCGTCCGTCAGAACGGCTGTAATGCCCTCTAACATAATGCTCACCACGTCTGGCATAAGAACTGCCTCTGTCATAATCCGGCATCATTCTGCCATCATTTGAGCTGTACCTCCCCATGCTGTCGCGCTTTCTTCCACGTTCGCTGTAATCGTCATTGTATCCGCCACGCATCTCATCAAGGACAGCGTTGTAGTACTCCACCTTTTTGTCCCAGTACTGCGTGTTCTTGATATCTTTGTACATGTCAATCAGCTTATACGTCATATCCAGATTTCCAGTGGTCAGTCCACTGTCAGCGATTTTGGACAGTTCATCTTCAATTCTTGCGCATAAATCTTTAATATCTCTCATAACTGCACCTCCTACGCTTCTCTGGTCACGACAATGTTTGCGTTCGCAACAGAAATAGCCTGACCGCTTGTGTTTTCTACCGCGATATTAACGCAGCATCCACGAGGAACGTCAATATAGATACCAGAAGACACATTATTATACTGGTCTACTGCTGCCGGTGTGGAAATCATCTGTGAAGAAAGAACCGGCTCACCAGAAATTGCAATAGTCAGAGAAATAGCTCCGACAGTACCGCCTGTTGGAATTGCGATATTACCAGAAAAATCCACGAAGAATCTAGCCTTACACTGATTAGTCAGTCCTCTCAGCGTAATAATTCCACTTCCCTCTCTGTGCTGAATGCAGTTAGAACCTTTAACTGCTGTGTTTGAAAATACTACATTTCCATTTGCTGCTACAGTCTGAGCAGCTATACTTGTAAATTCTGCCATAAAAATACTCCTTTCATATCACAAAAGGACAGGTCTCAGCCTGCCCCTCTGTGTAATACGGCATAAACCGACATCCGAAATCAATCGAAAGATACTCTCGATATGAAGTTGTTAGCAATTACATCCGGTGTTACATCCGCATCCGTAATATGTGTTCGGGTTAGGAACCTGATATGCCGGAATCGGTGCCGGATTAATCGCATTAATAAGCTGCTGTGTCTGAGAAGCCATTGCGGTTGTAAGAAGTGCGCTCTGGCGATCCTGAGATGCAGCACGTCTGAGATCATTGTTTTCAGCCTGAAGGTTAGAAATCTTTTCATTGCAAAGATAATCGAGAATGGCTCTTGTCCCTGCGTTCTGGCTGTCGATAATATCTCTTGTGTTGCTGTTCATAGTGTTCTGCAATGCACAGGTGTTCTGTGCCATGTTGTAGTTTACGCCCTGGATAGCTTCCCGAGTCTCACAGCAACAGTTTGCAAGCTGTGCCTGTAAAGCATTGGTGTTCTGCATATTGGCTACAGTATCAGCATTGATTGCCTGCTGGATTCCAAAGCCGGTCTGCATGATGTTTGTGTTGATTCCATTGAATCCGGTAAGCATACCATTATTCATGGCATAAAAGCCATCGCACAGGCCACTGTTGATTCCGTCAAGTTTACTGATTACTGCGGAGTTATCGAATCCTCTCTGAATGTCTGCCTGAGTAGCT